GGAAATGGTATGCTAGCGTGGAGGACCCCTCAATAGAAGTTGTAAAATTAGCAGGATCCACTCTGATGTTGAACAAAAGAGTCTCAGGAGCCGTTCCCTTTGTCCACGGAAAAGTGGTTAGGTACGACTCTCTCTTTGCAATGGATTTGATATCCAGCTGATCTCCACCACCAATACCAGAAACTCTGGGATCAATGGTAAGTTCTTGTTTATCATCAATTGTTAGTTTTTGCATCTGATCTGACACAGTTGACACAGCGAGGTGAGATATGGCAACTGGTTTGTATATATCAGGATCTTTAGTTACTGATGGTCGACAGTAACCAAACATTTTGGCTATGCGAGCAACAGTAGTTGCTCCCATTTCTGTTGCCAGCGCAAATGGCGCAATGGAAGGTATTTGCTTTAAAGCACCTGCCACCTTTGCCACAGTAGTAGCTGGACGTGAAATAACGCCAGTTCGGTTTACTTCATCTACCTCAGACTCTTCTCCTGATTGCGGAACTAAATCATTTGGCACAGCGCTGGTCAGAACGGACATTGTGACATCCTCTGCCCAGGCAAAAACTGAAATGGTTACAGTATCCGTACCACCATTGGTATGCTTCAATTCGTTAATAGATCTGATAAACAGTTCTCCCATATCAGCCCAATCTCCCCTAGGAATCTCCATATTATTCTTGTAGTAGAAGAATGGTAATAACAACTCTCCTCCTGTAGAAGTAGTAGGATCAAGGAAAATTTTGGGCCACTGGGAAGCTTGGACCAGATCTTGGCGTTGAAGTGAAACTGTTGAAAGATTATCAACAGGCGCCATAGGCAAATAACCAACTAAAGCTCTACCATACTGAAATCCATTACCGTTAATAACCACCTTCACTCTCAAATTGCACCTTAATAGATTGTAATTCACTATACGATTGATAACCCTTGGATTCTTGAAATACAGATCCCATGGATTCAAGGTCTCTGAAAGAACCAATGAGGGTGACCATTCGTATGATGCAATCTTAATAGGTCGCGAGAAGAACTTCTCTAAGGTTGCGTCATCCATATCATTATCCTTACGAGTAGGATCCATTACAGCTTCATACTCATTCTCGTAGGACTGATGTTGATCAGCAAATCTTAAGTTCTGTTTCTTTTGCGTAGTTGGAGCAGCCTTCACATTAGCTCCTTCTACGCCGGATTGTGGTGTAAGTACGTGATTACAGCAATTACGGCTGATACAATTGTCGCCACACTTGCAATCAATGCTAAAATATGGCATTGAGAACGTTCCAAATTGCAATGCGGTAGGTTCATCTTGAATTTGAAAGTCAAACGCTTCGGACTTACGTCCACGAAACGTATCTATAATTGCCTCAGGCTCCACAGCAGAGTGTGGTTCAAATACACAATAGCAATGCTTGCCGTAGCGGTTGCATGTTGTGCAATAATCACCTAAAACAATATCTTCATGAATCGTTGCAATGTCTTTTGACGTGCGGACATTTTGATACTTTTGCGGTAGGCATCTTCTTTTATAACGCGTGCCTTCGTCTTGATTACGTTGTGGTTTATTTGTTTTATTAGTTTTAGCAAGTAATACAATACTATACAATGAGTTCACTCACACTACATTGCAAGGAACATTTTGGCTGATGGCAAATCTCCCCTAAACAGGGGTCGCATACGAGGATGCTGCCCAATATGTGCAAAGCCAATATAATATACACAAAACATACAAAATATATAAGTTACACGGTAATCCATATACACATAAACACTATTTTACTATACACTGGAACCCCGGAGTGTTAAACGGGGCAGTCACCTTAATGGCGTGACTGAACCTAATCGCTCAAAATTGGCACACTACAATCACTAATGTGTTTGCGTGTACCCGAGATGTAGGTATCTCGCCATTGCTGCACCTTAGTGTCGAAATCGACATCCAATTGAGTGCATAAATGGGTGATACCTGCACGACGCGCAACCTCGATCATTTGCTGGCGTCTTTTCTCATAAACATCACGGCCATGGTTGAACCACTCACGTAATGCTGTATCAATATTCACAGCACATGCGTGCTCTTCTGTCAAGGGCGAATTCTTGTCTCTCACATAGCAATGCAACATCTTGAAACAAGATTTTTCAACTAAGGCTCCCACATGAACGTTCAATTCAGGTATGTATGAACTTTTCCTCTTCAAAAATTCGAACTCCTCCATGGGAAGGAAATCCAACAGTTCACTTGTTTTGTCAGGCATAGTATACACCTGACCATACTCTGCAAAGAACTGTGATGCGCCCTTGATAGTGAATTTGTCAATTTGTGGATGAACAGATCCAATGTTGTCATCACCATAGGTGATAAGCTTAACATAATCGGAAAACTTCATTCGCTGTGTAAAATCATCAACTGGATATTGAGAATAGAAATAAGTTCTCAAATTCAGACTACCACAAATTCCATTGATGATAACAGTGAGTGAATTCCCACTAATGTGGGTTCCCTCAGTCAAACTAATCAAATCACCATTGAAAGCAATGATCGAATAAACCAAATCAGCTGACATAGCCTTCATAATAGCAATATCTTCCTCAGAATAATCACATTCCTTTGCACAATCAATTAAGATGCGCAAAGCTGCTAGGATCAACTGCGAGGGAAGTTTTTGATCATACTTGCCATAATCGCCGCCAAACAAGCGGTTCTCACCAAAATGGATAATGTGATCATACAATTCTTCCCATTCAGGTCCATGGCAATTGATTCCAACGGCACATTCTGAAGATTTAGGATTGAATTGCAAAACACGTACCAATGGCAAAAAGTACTTTCGTACTCCCAAGACCATGCAATAATTGTTGCTGTAAAACACACGGGATTTAGCCTTAGCAAGAACTTCATCCTTAATGCATGCGTCAGCACAACAATATGCACGCTCGCCTCGGCGCCATTTGTCTTCTACGCGTCTGTACTCTTCCATATACTCCTCAAGAAATGCTCTATTAGAAGGGAACTTCTCGGTTGGTTCAAGATCTTCAACACATTCACGTTTAGGCCTGTTAATTGGATATCCCATGGAAGTATTTAACTTCAATGAATCCATAAATTTCTGGCCTGGAATGCCATTGACATTCTCTTGGTCTGTGAGTGGTTTGGCACCATTCCACAATTGGTTTTGGAAAATGGGAATGACCTGCTCCTTATAATCTCTGCTTGCAAATTGCAAAACTGATGGATTAAAGGGTAAAGCCGGAATCGCCAAATTTTCCAAGTTGGTTTGCCATGGTTTCCACGCTGGTGTCACATCTGGTCCGCGATAAATATTCGGAACTCCTGTAACATCAGTTACGTGTTCACTAACCAATGTAACCTTAACACTGCTCTTGAATGATGATGCACCTCTGCACGATCCATGGTATTGAACTTGCGAGTTTTTAGGCATGTAATTCAAAGGACTCTTAGGATGTAACTTCTTACCAGTCATAATGGATACCCCCAATACTTGGGGCTCAAAATCTCCTGTACAACCGGATAGAAGAACACCTTCGAGGTCTTCCAACTCACTTATTGCCCTCGCAACCTCAGTTGTTAGCAATAGACCTGCACACCCAACCGGTGTACCTGACCGGCCACCCAAATGTACTCCAAGTAAAATAGGCTTACGTGACGCAACTAAAGTTGCTCCACACATCCCCTTGAAAGTATCAATGGATAGTTTGTCATAATACAATCCCTGAAAATCGCCTGTGCCGTTGTTCACTCGCTGCACGCGAGCTAAACCATTTGCTTCAGTGATTGAACCATCACGATCACGCCATAACAAGTCGAATTGCAATTCACCAGATAAATCGTGAACAATGTAAGGAGTGAGATCTTTGAAGTCACCTCCAGATGCAGCATAACATACACGCAAATCAGAATCAGGCAGTTTAATGCTCTGCGTTTTACACAATCGCACAGCAAATTTGCCACCATTATCTTCTGCATTACGTTTTCGGAATGTTACATCCAATACATCCACCTCAAAATAATGATCAGGGATCAAAACAACACCTGTGCGCAAAAATAGTCCATTGACTCTCAAAATGCGTTCACCAGTGTTAACCGATCCATACACCAAATTCTTCTCTACCAAACCCAACAATTGACTTGATGTGGAAGTGGCTGCTCGCTTGCTCACAGGTAATGGTCGTTGTGACACGTTAGACCAAACATTGATCTCATTGTCACGCTCTCTAACCTGCTCAATTGTCATGGGTTCTAAACTACCTTGCGGTCTAGTCGCTCTCCAGGCCTTATAAACACGCGACACACCATAAAGTGCTCCAATGATAGAAGCAGCCTTACAAATTGTTTGCACATGCTCATCACGCCAACGACGTAGCGCAGGTGTGATAGTGTTCCTATCAACCAATTGTTGCTTGTAACCATTTTTGACGACATTAACCATATTCTTCTGTATCGACAAGCCTGCAACACCCAGTGTTATTGCCATAGGCAACATTACTGGGCGCCCAAGGCGCCTAAAAGAAAATAGAGTCGCTCCAAACACACTCCATAGCGCACACGTGTTTGCAATATATGTTCGTTTAAGCTTCCCACGGTTCAATACCATCATAGCTTTTTGAAAATGTGGATTGTCCAACCAGGGTGTTGGTATAGCATACAACCAATCCCAGTGTTTAGAAAACATTTTCGCTGAAGACATAATTGCCAAAACAGCAGTCTTCTCTATAGCATTGTCTAATCCAAATACGTCTCGCCTAATTCGATTAGACACCATAGCACCTGCACTCTGAATAGATTCCACAATCTCTTCGCCAAATTGTTGCTCACAATCCACCCCTTCCGCCTCGGGTGGAGTTTCAGGCTCAGTTTCTGCCTGTTCCACTGGTGGTGGAATGATAGGATGTTCCTTCTCTATAGCTTCCAAGTCCTCATCATGTTTGCTGGCGAAAATATCCGCTAACGAAACTGGTTCTTCTTCAACTATAGATTCCTCAGGAAGATCATCTTCAATAGGATCAGTCTCTTCGAGTTTTATAGTCGATTCAACCTCTACTTCAGCATAAGCTTCGGCAAGGGCTGCCTCGATCTCCGCATCAGATCGCAATTTGTCGTGGACATCGCACAAACCGCAAATCTGTCGACAACCATCAATTCCACATCGTTTACAATTTTTACGACGTCGCATTCGATCCAAAATGTCTTGTTGTGCCTCTTCATGCAGTGCAAACTCTGGAATAATATACTGAATAGCATCTTTAAAAGAAATATTCTTCATCTCCTTACCATTATGTACAATAGGAGCATAAGGTGCTATCAGTTCCAATTTTCCAGGGTTCACTGCAACTTCCAAAGTCAAATTCCAAATATCATCAAAATCACAATCGGGATGTACAGCATTGTACGCTGCAACCTTCTTCTTGTTGATACCTTGAGGATGGCCATTCACATAGTCTTGAAACTCGGGTTTAGCCTCAACAGTAATCACAACATCCATACGTCTTTGGACAGAATATGGGCAATTTGAATAAATGCCCGCATCCAAGTCTTTCTTGTTTGTAGTGACTACACAAATTTTGGGTTCAACAAAAATCTTACCTTTGGCCTCCAAATTAGCCATAGGTGCATAGAATGGATTGTTATTGCACACATCAATGATGACTCGTGTCGGTGGTCGTTCTACAAAATTTGCCTTCTCATTGGCCATATCATCAATGATTAATACCATTTTATCTGATGACCAAGTGGACATATGTTTGTCACTGGCATTGTAAGAAGCTTGAAACTCCTTGCCAGTGGGTAAATCTTGTGAAGCAAGCAAGGCTGTGACCATTTGTTCAGCACACGTGGTTTTTCCTTGACTACTAGCTCCAGTGAATTCCAAAGCAAATGGTGCGGAACGCACACCTGATGCAATCTTTCTCAAAACAAATTCAGACTTAATATTCAGAAGTCGTTGAAACTTATCATACATCATCTTCTTGTCAAATCCCTTCAGGGTTGCAGAAATTCTTTTCATCTGAGAAGATAAAGACTCAAGTCTTTTATCAAACTCTTGATCAGATATATCTGCAACCCTCTTAAGATTTCCATTCTGAACCAACCCCCACCAGGTAATGATGTTGGCATATTCTTCATCCAAAGCCATTGCGGCTGCGTCGTTGTATATCAATGGAGACAAGGATTGTTTCTCCCAACACAAGGACGCTGTTTCAACAAAGAAAGTGACGGTGGATAATGCCGCATCAATTACATCAAC